AATAATCGTTATATATAAAAAATCGAAAGGAATTAATTATGACAGAGAAAAGAAATATACATGCACTAATAGAAAAAGAAGCACCAAGTTTAAATAATTTATTAGATCCAGAGGACGTAAAAGAGTTTAAGGCTATGACAGCCGAGCTTCGTGACACTTGGACTAAGAAACAAGTATTTAGAACAGAGACAGAAATGAGAATGTCTGTGTTACAGGATGCAAAGTATCCAACAAAAGCTTCTAAGTATTGGCAGTGTGTCAGAGAACAAAACGTATTTTTAGAAAACTTAATGAGTTTATCATTTGAGTGCAGAAGATCAGAAGCTAAAGTTAAATGGTTAGAGAAAAAAGTAGAAACTGAAACTGATGAATATAAATTAGAAAAATATAAAATAGATTTAGATGAAGCTAGATATGGTTTGGCTAATATGCAGTTAGTTGCTAGAGATAGAATGAGAGAAATTAAATTGTGGTCTACATTAAAAAAAGAATTTGATGATGGATCGTTTAATACAAAAGATGTTAACAGACACCAATTAGATTCTTATCATTTGATTATGAAAAACAAAGCAGAAACATTAACATCAGGTTCATCACAACCAGAAGTGTTTAATGTACTTGGACAATTACAAACTATAGAAAGAGTTAAAAAATCAGGTGAAATGATTTACAACAAGAAAGAACAATTGACCAATGACCTCGGATCAAAACCAAAATAATTTTAAATTTATATTTTTAGGTCAATCAGTATTAAAATATCAAGTGCCTCTTGATATATATAATACTATAAATCAAATCTATGAAACTAAGTATCCTGAATTAAAACCCGCTAATCACCAATTAGTTGGTAAAATTGAAAAAGAACATAGTTTATTTTTTAATGGTGAAGATAGTCCTAAAATGACTAAACATAATCATTTACCTAGGGATGTATTAGGATGGTTTGAATCAAAGTTTAAGCATTATTTAGATTGGAATAAAACTAAAGAATATAATTTACATTTTAATTCTATATGGGTTAATCAAATGTTTGAAAATGAATACAATCCAGTGCACGTTCACCAAGGATCATTGTTTACAGGTCTATCTTCTGTTATGATTTTAAAATTACCCGAGTCTTATGGTGTAGAATATTCTGCAGCTGATCAACCACAAAACGGTAAACTACAAATACTAGGTTCAACTAATGGACATTTTGCAAATGTAGATTATCAACCCGATATTAAAGAAGGAGACTTTTTTATATTTCCCTATGACATGAGACATTGTGTTTATCCGTTTAATGGACCAGGATATAGACGAACACTAGCTGCAAATATGGATGTTCAATATGACCCAATTAAAAACAGAGGAGTAAGTTAATGTACGAAAATAAAATAATAACAGAACCTAAATGGAAAAGTTGGATAGTTCAAACAACCACACCATTATTTACACCTGATCAATGTAGACAGATTATAGAGTGTGGAAGAAAACAACCACCACAACCAGGACAGATTGGTTCTTTTAAAGAAGGTAAAAGTGATACGAATAAAAGAGTAACTACTATATCGTGGATACCTGTTAAAGAAATGTCTCACATGTATCAAGACTTAAACGCTTTTATACAAAGAACAAATGAAAATCATTTTGGATTTAATGATATTAGAGTTACAGAACAAGCACAATTTACAGAATATCCAGAAGGAGGTTTCTATGATTGGCATATGGATTGTAATATAAATATGGAAGATGAACCACCTGTTAGAAAAATATCAATGACTCTTTTGTTAAATGATCCATCCGAATTTGAAGGCGGTGATTTAGAATTAATGGCACCAGGTAAATTTGCAAAACTTAAACAAGGTCATGCGATTATATTTGCATCATTTTTAAATCACAGAGTTAACAAAGTAATTCGTGGTGTTCGACAATCTTTAGTAGTTTGGTTTGGAGGTAAACCATTTAGATGATAACAGAAGGATTCTTTCCAACGCTTATACATGCTGAAGATGTTCAACTAGATAATAAACTTTTTGAGCAAGAAATTATTGAATGGTCTAAAAAAGATAAAGGAGTTAAAAAAACAAATGTTAAAGGTTGGCACAGTCAAACTAACATGTTTAACATACCCGTGTTTAAACCTTTAGTAGATGAATTATTTAAAATGCAACATCAAATATACGAAGAAGAACGGTTAGATAGACAACCAAAATTAGGTAACATGTGGGCTAACATAAATTATTCTGGTGGATATAATAAACCCCATATACATCCTAATAGTTTATTTAGTGGTGTATATTATATTAAAGCACAACCTAATTGTGGTAAAATAACTTTTAATGATCCAAGACCCGGAGTTCAACTTAACATGCCCACTAAAAAAGGAGGTAAACCTCCCTCACATTTATGGCGAGAAGTAAACATAGAACCTAAAGTTGGTAGAATAATTATGTTTCCTTCATGGCTATGGCATAGTGTTGAACCTAATGAATCAAATGATATAAGAATATCGGTAAGTTTTAATTTTATACAAGATGGATTTTAATCAAAAAAAATATCAAATAATAAAAAAAGCACTTAGTTATGAGCTAGCTAACTTTGTGTTTAATTATTTTATGCTTAAACGAGATGCAGTCAAATGGATGTACGAAAACAACATTACTCATGATAATGATATGTTGGGAACGTGGACAGATCAACAAATTCCAAATACATACTCACATTATGCAGATCCTGTAATGGAAACTTTACTTGTTAAAGTATTACCAATAATGCAAAAAGAAACAGAATTGAATTTAATTCCAACTTATTCCTATGCAAGATTATATAAACAAGGAGACATATTACATAGACATAAAGACAGACCATCGTGTGAAATATCTACAACCATTAATTTAGGTGGTGATCCATGGCCTATATTTATTAACCCTAATCCAAATGCAGGATATACATATGGTCCAGAAACAGGACAACATAGAGTACAAAAATATGAACCTACTAACGACAAGGGTGTAAAACTCTTGCTTGAAGTAGGAGATATGCTAGTATATAGTGGATGTGAACTTGAACATTGGCGAGAGCCTTTTGACGGGAACATTTGCGGTCAAGTATTTCTACATTATAATCATGTAAATGGCCCATTTGCTGATAAAAACAGATTTGACGGAAGACCTATGTTGGGTCTACCATCATTTGTAAAATAGTATTATAATGAGGTTATATGTTACAAAAGATAGGGTTTCAACCAGGTATTAATAAACAACTAACACCCACAGGAGCTGAAGGGCAATGGGTTGATTGTGATAATGTTCGTTTTAGATATGGTACACCAGAAAAAATAGGTGGTTGGAAACAGTTGGGAGATGATGCTCTCACTGGAGCAGGTAGGGGACTTCATCACTTTGTAAATAGTAAAGCTAGAAAATACGCAATCATTGGTACAAACAGAATTTTATATGCATATTCAGGTGGTGTATTTTATGACATACATCCTATCAAATCTACAACAACGCTTACAAGTGCATTTAGTACAACTAATGGATCTCCTATAGTTACAATAACATTTAGTTCTCCACATAATATAGCAGCGCAAGATATAATTTTATTAGATAATTTTAGTACAATAACTAATTCTAATTATTCAGCTGCTGATTTTGATGATAAAAAATTTATGGTAACAACTGTACCGTCAAGTACAACAATTACTATTACAATGACATCTAATGAATCTGGATCTGGTGCAACAACATCTGGTGGTATTAGAGTACAACATTACTATCCAGTAGGCCCTGCTGTACAAGCTCAAGGTTTTGGTTGGTCACTTGGATCATGGGGTGGTGAAGTAGCGGGAGAACCTACAACTACATTAACTAATGGTATCAATGATACTGTTACAACAGGAATTATATTGAATGATGTGTCTCAATTTCCAGACGCGGGTACAAACTTTGTAAAAATAGATAGTGAAGAGATTTCATATACAGGGATAACTGGTAATGAACTTACAGGTGTAACTAGAGAAGTCAGAGGTACAACAAAAGCTGCACATAGTGGAGGTGCTACAGTTACAAGCACAACAAACTTTGTAGCATGGGGTGAAGCTGCATCAGGAGACTTGGTCCTTGAACCAGGGATGTGGTCACTTGATAACTTTGGTGATAAAGCTATTTGTTTAATTCATGATAGTGCTGTTTTTGAATGGAACTCTGCTGCATCAAACGCAGAAACAATTAGAGCAAGTATTATATCTGGTGCACCAACTGCATCAAGACACATGTTAGTATCTACACCAGATAGACACTTAGTATTTTTTGGAACAGAAACAACTATTGGAGACACATCAACACAAGATAATATGTTTGTAAGATTCTCAGATCAAGAAGATATAAATACTTATACACCTACGGCAACCAACACGGCAGGTACACAAAGACTAGCCGATGGATCACAGATTATGGGAGCTATTAGAGGTAGGGATGCAATTTACGTTTGGACTGATACAGCGTTATTCACACAACGTTTTGTTGGTCAACCATTTACTTTTGCTTTTGCACAAGTTGGAACTAACTGCGGACTTGCAGGACAAAACGCATGTGTTGAAGTTGACGGTGCTGCTTATTGGATGTCAGAAAATGGTTTCTTTAGATATGCTGGTAAACTAGAATCACTACCTTGTTTAGTAGAAGATTTTGTTTACGATAATATAAATTTAGAATCTGGTAATCAGATGGTATCAGCAGGTTTAAATAATTTATTTGGAGAAGTTACTTGGTTTTATCCGACAACTGGATCATCTGTTGTTAACAGACAAGTTACGTATAATTATTTTGATTCAGCACCACAAAGACCTGTATGGACTGTTGGATCTTTAGCTAGAACTATGTGGGAAGATTCTGCGGTATTTGGTAGTCCACACGCTCTGTCTTATGAAGCTGGAACGGATACATCTTTTGACGTAGTGGGCAACACAGAAGGTAGAACAATATACTATGAACATGAAACAGGGACAGACCAAGTTCAAGGCGGTGCAACTACAGCTATTGTTGCAAGTATTGAATCAGGAGATTATGATATTACACAAGCTAGAGCAACGGCAACAGGGCAATCAACTGGTGTTTCAACTTTTAAAGGAGATGGTGAGTATCTCATGAAGATAAGAAGATTTGTACCTGACTTTTTATCTCAAACAGGTAATACACAAGTTACATTTTTATTAAGAGATTATCCAAATGATACACAAGCTGGTTCTGCTTTAGGTCCATTTACAGTTTCATCATCTACTAAAAAAGTAGATACACGTGCAAGAGCACGAGCTATTGCATTAAAAATTGCAAACACAACAACTAATCAAAGTTGGAAATTGGGAACTTTTAGATTAGATGTACAACCAGATGGTAGAAGATAATGGCAAAAATTGTACAGGTAATAACCCGACCATCAAACGAATATGATGTACAAACTGCAGAAGCTCAAGTAAGAGATCTTGATGCGATTGTAGAAAAATTAAACTCAACGTTTCAAGAAGAATTAAAAGATGAAATTGAAGCATTTAACTTTTTTATTAACTAATGGCTAATCAATATAAATTTGTAGGAACAGACAACAGTACGTCTGGAAGTGCTATAAATCCTTTTGGAACTGGTAATCCTTTAGTAAGTGAAACATATGTAGTTAAATCTATACTAGTAACATCAGCTGGTACACCAATAGTTACAGTTACAAACAACAGTATTACGGCTATAAAGTCAGCAGCTTTGACTGCTAATGTAACAACAGAATTACTCACTCAACCTTTGGTGGTTGAAGGTGGTAATACTCTAACTGTACTATCAAGTAACACAGATTCATTTGATGTAGCAGTTAGCTATCTAAACATTAAGAAGGAGATAACAACATAATGAAAGATCTACCAATAATAGAACCAAAAGAAATTATAACAACAATAACAAATATGAAGACAGGTGAAGAATACAAAGATGACAATGACTGGAAATCAAAGGGAATTCCAGAATCTGATATAAGAAAAGATGTTAGAGTTATCATGCCTAGCCTTGATATTTTTGGTAAAACAAAATAAGATAGCACAATGGCAATTACAAGAGCACAGCAATATAGACAGATGTTAAAAGATGGCGACTTTGTAAAGCAAGGTGGAGTTAGAAATTATCTTCCTTCAGAAATGGTGACAGTTCCTAAAAAAGCTAAATCATCTAAAGATCATCCTGCAACAGAATTAGCCTATATTACAAAAGCAGAAAAAGATTTATTAATTAAAAAAGATTTACACAACTCATTAAATGGTAAACCTAATAAGGGTCCTAGTGGTGTTATGAGTTTAAATGGTGATTACAGTGATATGTTGGGTGGTGTTACTGGTGCAGATATAAGTGCTGCAGAAAGAGGAGAAGGAGCAAGGGGAGCCATGTCACAAGATCGAGCAAATGAACTTCGTGCAGGAGCTGTAGCTGCTGGAGCAGGAGCTAAAGATACAGACACTGATGCTATAAGAAAAGAAGCTAAAGAAATAAAAGCAGCATCTAAAGCTAGAGCTGCAGAAGCAGAAGCAGCAATAACAAAAGAAGAAAAAAAAGAAGCTCGTTTAAATTATAAAAAAATAAAAGACCGATTTAAAAAAGATAGGATTGCAAGACAACAAAGAATAAACGATATTTTATCTGGTAAATTTGGTATTAACAATCCTTACGGTCTTTCACCAACAGAATTAGCAGATTTAAAATCACTTGGTATTGATCCAAATGTAGAAGGACCAATGACAGATATACAACAAGATATATTTGATCAAATGATGGAGAAGAACGACAGGTTTTCTGGAGTTAATTTAGAAAATTTTCAAAACAAATTTGATTTACCTACAACTGGAATAACAAGTTTAGATTTAGTAACAGGTTTACTTCAAGGACCTTTGTCAAAAGGATCTAAAGTAAATAAAGAATTTTTTACAAATAAAGTTTTAGATGCAGGGAAATATAAATATAATAATAATGTTGTAAATCCTGAAATATTTTCAATGCTTAATCCCTCAGAAATGCAAGAAATATATGGTGATTATATGGATAAAAGAATGTCAGGTGAAACAGATGCTTATGGTAATCCTACAATACCTACAGGTATTGGTAGAGATGATCCAAATCCAGTATCAGATCCATGTTTAGGACCTAACCCACCAGCTTATTGTAATGTAGGCAGTAATGATAAAGATGACACAGATCCAAGATCAAACTTTTATGGATTAAGTCCTAGAATAGGAGGATCTATATTTGATTTTTCTAACCTTGCAGAGGGTGGTAGAGTTCCAGCTATGGATGGAGGAATTATGGATCTTGCAAGACAAGAATTATTTTTAGGTGGTATAGCAAAAGGAATAAAAAAAGCTGTAAGAGGTGTTAAGAAACTTGCAAAGTCACCAATAGGTAAAGCTGCATTAATAGGGGGACTTGGATATTTAACAATGGGAGGAGGAGCTGGTAGTTTTGGTAAATTTTTTGGTAAAGGTAGTTTTAATCCATTTTTAAAAGTGGGTGCTGGTGGCACATCGTTTAGTGGTTTAGGATCTATATTAAGTAAAGCAGGGTTAGTTAGTTCAGCAGGTCTACCAACCTTTAAGGGTGGAATAGCTCTTACGTCTTTATTACCATTATTAACAGGGAAAAAAGATGAAGATGAGTTTGACATAGATAATTATTACGCATCTCAACAATTAGTACCAGGAACAACAAAAAGACAAATGGGTAGTGAGTTTGATTTTTATAACTACAATTTAGCAGAAGGTGGTATGCCTAGCAAAGAACCAGTAGCTAAAAAAGTTATGCCTTTATTAGATATGGATGGTATGGAAAAAGACTATAGAGCAGAAGGTGGATTTGTGCCTATTGGACGTATGGAAAAAGCAGATGATGTTCCAGCTAGATTATCCAAAAATGAGTTTGTATTTACAGCAGATGCAGTAAGAAATGCAGGTGAGGGAGATGTAGACAAAGGTGCAGAAGTTATGTATAACATGATGAAAAACCTCGAATCCGGGGGTGAAATATCAGAGGAATCGCAAGGATTAGATGGCGCTAGAGAAATGTTTCAAACATCACAAAGACTAGGAGAAGTCATATAATGGCAACAGAAACCGTAATAAATCGACCCGCACCGTTTGTAGAAGACATAGGTAAAAAGTTATCAGAACAAGCTTTAGGATTACAAAACGTTCCAGTTGTTACAACTGGTATTGGAGGTCTTAGTCAACAAGCAGGAGAAACTGCTGCAGGTTTTAAATCAAGACAAGACGCTGCAAGAGCATTTACAACAAGACAACAAAATTTATCAGGCATTGCACCAGAAGTTGCTTCACAAGATGCATTACAACAAGAAGCTCAAAAAAGAACATTATCAGGTTTAGGATCCTTTCAACCATTTTTAAATCAAGCACAAACAGAAGCACAACTTGCTAGTGGATTAGGAACCACGGCTCTTGGACAATTAGGAGCGGCGGGTACTGAATTAACTGGAGCAGGGACTGCGTTAGGAACTGCAGGGACTGCGTTAGGAACTGCAGGAACAACATTAGGTGGTGTGCCATTAGGAGCACAAGCTTTTCAACAAGACGTATCTCAATTTATGTCACCGTATCAATCACAAGTAATTGATGCATCACTCGCAGAATTTGATCGTAATAAATCAATGCAAGAACAACAGTTACGAGATCAACAAGCAAAATTGGGTGCGCTCGGCAGTGGTCGAGCGGGAGTGCAACTTTCTGAGTTTGGCACAGGGGCTGCAAGAGAACGAGCATTATTACAAGCTGGTCTTTTGCAACAAGGTTTTCAACAAGCGCAAGGAGCTAGACAACAAGATATACAAAATAGATTTGGTCTTGGTCAAGCACAAGCAGGCTTAGCTGGTCAACAGGCAGGAATGGCTGGACAACAAGCGGGGTTTGCAGGACAAAGAGCAGGACTTGCTGGAGCAACACAAGGTTTAGGTTCATTTAGATCTGGATTAGCACAACAACAAGCACAACTTGGATCAGCCGTTCAAGGACTACAAGGTACAGATATAACTAGATTAGGTCAGTTAGGTTCTATTAACCAAGCTCAAAGACAAGCTGAACTTGATGCAACAAGGGAAGCCACAAGAATGGCTGCGTTCCAACCACAAGAAGAGTTAAATAGATTTGCAGATATAACAACAGGTATTATGGGTGGTATGAGAGGAACAGGAACTACTACATCAAACATTCCTAATCCTACACCATTACAAACAGCATTAGGTGTTGGTTCAACACTTGCTGGTATATATGGTGCGTTTAACCCTAGACCATTATTTGGGTAAATAAATGAATAGAACTTTAAAAAGACCAATGTTTAAAATGGGAGGTTCTGCAGGAACTGGTATTACGTCAGGTCTTGATAAACCAAGACAACAGTACAATGAAGCAGGATCTGTAAATCCCTTAAATCAATATCCGACAGATTTTTTTCCACAATTAGGAACTAGAGAAATAAAACAAGATACCCCACAATTTAATTTAAATGATCTTGCTACTATGCTCCAAGGTAAAAAAGAAGATAAATTTTTACCCAGTGAAGCTTTACAAGAAGCTTTTAAAGATAGAAAAACTAAACCAGACTTATCTCAATTTTTAATTAATTTTGGATTAAATTTAGCGTCAGCAACTCCAAGAGGTAATATCTTTGCAACTGCTGCTGAGTCGGCTAAAAAACCTGCTCAAGCATTCTTTTCTGAACAAGCTGCAAACAAATCTTTTGAAAGAGATTTAAAATTAGCTGGTGTTAAAATGGACATCAATCAAAGAATAAAAGAAGAAGATGCTAAAATGACAGACAATAAATTTTATGCATCTAAAAAAGTTTTAAACGTAGACACAGGTAACATAGAATTTCAACCTGAAAAAAATATCCAAACCATGCTTTCAAAAGATAATCCCGGTGAAATGTTATACCAACCTATCCCTGAAGCAGATAAAACTAAACCAGTAAAAGTTTACGACAATCAAACTAAAGGCACAGTGTTTGTTAATCAAGCAGATATAATTGGTTCTACATTTACTAATGATAAAGGTAAGGAAGAATTAAGATACGTACCTGTACCACTTAAAGATAGAACTGTAAGAGCATATGTGCTTAATAAAGATACAAATGAATTTGGTGAAAACGCTAAATTTGTAAAAGAAAGTTTAATCTTAGAAAACCCTGATTTATACAAACCTGTAGAAGGTGATATAAATATGATGTTAAAAGCAGAAAGTATGAAGATAGATACAGCTAATAGAAAAGTTGCTGACCAACAAATGTTAGCAGCAAACTCTGTTGCAAAAATTATTAGAAGACTAGAAAAAGATATTCAAGGAGGAGCATTTACAGGAGCTGCGGGAGATACAGTTCAATTTATTACAGGAGTTTCTGGATTTGTAGATCAGTTTATAAATAAAGATAAGAAAACAGATCTTAAAACATTTAACACAGGATACAAAAGAATTGAAGATCGTGTACTACAATTAGAAAATGACGGTTCTATAAACGCAAGATTAACAAGATTTTTAAATTCTCCTGAAACGACTGCTGCAAAAGCAGATGTTATAAATTTAGCATATGCTATAGCTAAAGCTAGAGAACCTGGTGGTAGATTTAGTATTACGGATATTGATTTAGCTTTACAATCAATAGGTGAAAGTTCAAATAAATTTAATTTCTTAGAAGGATTAAAAAGAGTTGGTCTATTTACAACTACAGAAGCATTAGATAATTACGTTATGGCTTACAACGTTGCTGACGAAGATATACCTGTTAAATATAATGCTTTGGTAAATAATAATAAATACTTTAGAGGATTAGAGGTTGATAACGATATTAGTCCAAACAGTTTAAGTTTTTAGGAGCACATTATGTCATTACTTTCAGTTAATAATGTTCAAGAATACAGACAAAAATATAACGATGCTTTAGAAAAAAAATCTGCTGAAATAGGAAAACCTATTACAGATGAAATGTTAACTAAATCTATATATCAAAAACTATCTTCAAAAGCAGACATCGATTATTTTTCTTTTTACAAATCTTTTAATCCTGAAGGTAAATATGCAAACTTAGATACTTATAGAGTTGCAACTAATGATTTAGATTCCAATGATAATGACACTATTAATAAAGCCTATGACGAATTACAGACTGTTGGTAGAGTTCGTTTTAAAGATTTTGTTAATGTGTTTTCTCCTAAACCTTTTGATAAAGAAGAATATTATGATAATTTTAACATAGTAACATTAAATGTTCCTGATGTTGAATATAATATAAAAGAAATAGCGGAGATGAGGGGTATAAATGCCGAAACAGATGTTAATCTTGCTGAAGTTGGTTTTGCACAAGCTTTAGCTAGAGACGATGTTGATAAAGCAATAGCTGCTAAAGAAGTCTTAAATAAATATTTTGGAGAAGATATACCAATTAGAATGGGAGAAGAAACAGAAGAACTTGAATTTTTAAACCCCAATACAGGTAACTATGAATTATTAAACTCTTATGGATTAGATGAAGGTGATTTAGCTAAATTTGGAACTTATGGTGCTTTTATAATTCCTGAAATTGCTGCAACTCTTTTTGCAGCTGGAACTACAGGACCTACAGGAGCTGTGATAACTTCGGCAGCATCAAGTGCAGCACTTGAAACACTTAGATTAGCCGCAGGTCATGAATTATATGGTATTAATAAAACTGAAAAAGGGTTTAGAGATTATTTAGAAAACGAAGGTAAAGATATGGCGGTTTTAAATGGGCTATTAACAACAGCGGGTTATACGGTTCCAAAGTTATATAGAATGTTTAAAGACATAAGAAGATTTGGTAAAATTAATGCTGCTGAATTTGGTGGTAGAATAGATGATGCCGAGGCAGCTAATAAATTAGTTACAAAAATAAATGATAGATTAGTTGAATTAGGAACTAAAAAGAAATTAAGATTTTCTTTAGGCCAAGCAGGAGATGATCCTGAATTACTTGCTTTGCAAAATGCTTATGAAACAAATCCTAAATATGGTGTTAAAGGAATTTTCGATACATTTAACAAAGAACAAGCTGAGGCTTTAGATACTTATATGAATTTAATAGCTAAAGAATATAATTTTCAAGGTTTATCAGGTAAAGACAATATTTTATCCGATGAAATAGGAAAAATGATTCGAACAAAAATTGCTGAAAGATTAGCTCCTAAACAAAAAATTTTAACAAATGCTCTAGAAAAAGCTGAAACTGATTTAACAAATGCAGTTATAAAATTACCTGATGGAAGTACGAAAGAAGCAGGCACACAGATTAGAAATGTAATAGATAGTTTGTATGATGACTTTGAACAATCTTTTACAGATAAATACACAGCTTTATTTGCAGCAGGTGGTGGTAGGAAAGTTAACACAGATATTATTAAGACCGCAGTCAAAGAATTAAATCAAAGACAAAAAAATACTTTATTTAACAAATACCCTAACATTAAAACTTTTTTTGATGCACCAAAAGGTACAACAATAAGTATTAATAAATTAAAAAATACTTTAAGTGATTTAAGAAGATTTGATAGAGATATTTCAAAAGGTCTTATACCAATAGAAGGAGCACCTGTAGAAGGAGCATTATCAAAATTAATAGGTGCTGTTAAAAATCAGTTAAAAGAAGATTTAGGGGCAGATGATATTTGGTATAGAGAATTTTTAAAATTAGACAAATCATATGCTAAAAATAAAGATCTTTATAAAGGAGTTATTTCTAAGTTAATGTCTACTAAAAACGGTAGGTTAGTTATTGCAGATGAGGATGTTTTCAAACAAACTTTTAAAAAAGGTAATGGTCAAATACAAAGAATAGATGATGTCTATACATTAATTAAAAAAAGACCTGATTTAATTCAAACATACAAAGAACAAATTTTAGGTGCTTATAAGGGTATAGTTGACCCAACAAATACAGGAAAAATAAATTTGGTAGCACATCAGAAATTTTTAAATGATTATAAATATGCTTTGGAAACATTTTTTGGTGGTAAAAATGGATATAAACAAATTGAAAAAATTGGTGAACTTGCAAAAAAAGTAGAAGTAACAGCGGTAAAAAGAAACAAGTTAATGAAACAATTAGGTACAACCACTAATGGTAGAATAGAGTCAATGGATCCTGATAAAATATTTGCTTTTCTTTACAATAATAAATCTCCTACAACTTTAAATAAAGTTATGACTATTTTAAGACAGGACAAAGATTTATTAAATGCTTTTCAAACTGTAGCTAAAGATGATCTATTGTTTAAAGTAACTGACAATAGAGGTAATTTTGTGTTTGATAAATTTGCAGATTATTTAAAAAATAATAATCAAGTTTTAACAAGAACATTTGCTGATAATCCTAAATTTTTAACAGATTTAAAAATGATGCGAGATGCTCTTGAAATTACTTCAAGAAAATCTGCACAAAAAACAATTGGTAAAGCTGAAACTGCATTAAATGATATTATTAGAGCAAGACTAGGACAATTTACCGTTGCTGGTAGAACATTTACTGCTTTAAAGAAAATTGTAAGATCAGATGTTGACAAACAATTAGCAGAAATAATAACAGATCCTAAGAGGTTAGAAGATTTATTAAAATTAAAAACTGTAAAAAAAGATTCAAAAGCCGCAAAACAAATTATTACTAGATTATTTGGTTATTATATATTTGATGAAAGATTTTTTGAAGACGATCAATTCACACCTAACATGATTGATTTTGTAGACACACAACAATTAACTCAAGATACTAAAGATATAAATGAAGCTGAAAATCTATTGGCACAAAATACTGAAATAGATAATAGATTTAATCAAGCTGTAATCCCTCAAGGTAGTGTGCCTCCACCACAAGCTGTTGATACAAATCTCTTGGCTCAAGCACCAAATAATACAGGAATTATGAAAAATCTAAGTAGTACGGAAAGAGCTTTACTATCTCCGTCAGAACAAGAAATAGCAATGAGGTCATAATGGTTAAAAAATCTGCATTACAAAAAATAGAATCACATGAAAAGTTATGTAGAATTATGCAGAAACAAACATTTGACCAAATAAAAGAAATGCAAGAACGAATTAAAAGATTAGAATATTGGATAGTTGGAGGTATGGGAGCTGTCCTAATAACTTTACTAACAGACGTAGCAAGATAATGCAGCTTTCCAAACACTTCACTCTTAAAGAGATGACCAAAAGTATGACAGCCACACGTAAGGGTATAGATAACACGCCTGGATCTGGTGAGATTAAAAGTCTAGGTGATCTGTGTTATGAAATTTTAGAGCCACTACGTGCACATTTTGACAAGCCAGTCACAATTACATCGGGCTACCGTAGTGAGGCGTTATGTGAAGCAATCGGCAGCAAAAAGACATCACAGCATGCGAAAGGCCAAGCGGTCGACCTAGAGATATTTGGCGTGCCCAACATTAAGACAGCTTATTGGCTGCAAAATAACGTTGACTTTGATCAATTGATTATGGAATTTTTTGATAAGGATGATCCTGCAGGGGGATGGGTTCACATAAGTTATCATGAATCAGGTGCAAACAGAAAACAAGTTCTTACTTTCGATGGGAAAAAATACACCGAAGGCCTTCCAGATATGGAATGGAAGGGTGGAAAAGTCGTAGGTTAACTATTAATACATTCCATACAGTCCCCAATTATACCAAAAATAATCTATCGCATGATGAGAATATGCTCCGATAATACATCCTAAAAAACTTGGTAACTTTTTTTGTTTAAATAAAACAGATATAAAAAAACAACCAAACCCTATAATAGATACACCTAAAATAGTGTGAAAGAATTTGTGACTAGGATAACCAGTTGTTAAAAAATAGTAAACAACCTCAATGTCTATAAGTATATTTACAATTGAAAACCATATCAAACTAAAGTGTTTTGGAAACAAAAGTTTTATTGGTGTGGCTGCTGCAATGTGAAACGGTGTAATCATATCCAATCCTTTAGTTCTTCACCCATAACCTCGGATGCAATGTTAATTTTTTTACGTAAAGCTTCTACTATTTTTTCATCAACAGTATCTTCTGCAATTAAATCAATATAAGTTACAGTTTTCTTTTGACCTATTCGATGGGCTCTATCTTCTGATTGTAATCTTTTCTCTAAGTCATATCCGTTAGAAAAATATATTACAGTATTAGCTTGTGTAAGTGTAATACCATATCCACCTGTTTGTGGTGTACCTATAATAAATCTACATTTAGGATCGTTTTGAAACTTACGAATATTATCTTGTCTATCTTCTTGAGATGTTAAACCATAATAATGAACATAAGAATCTTTACCGTGTTCTTTAATTATTCTTTGTATAATCTCACCAACACTTAATTGATAGTTAGCCCAAATTATAGCTTTACCTTCTATATCCTCAAGAATTGACATAAGTTCATCAAGTCTATTACTTTCAACTGATTGTGTTGAACCATCATCAGCAGTAAAATGACCACAAGTGATTTGATGTAAGCGCATTAACTGTGTAAGAACAGTCATGGTAGTTGTCACTTTACCATTTAATATAGCCATAGCTTCTTTTTTCATTTGTTCATAAATTCTTTTTTGATCTGGAGTAAGAGCTACGTGTCTCTTGATAAAATTTTTAGGAGGTAAATCTAGACAGTCTTCTTTTAAAACTCTATATGAAAATCCTTTTACCTTATCGGATAGTTCACCTAAATTTTGAAAAGCATCTACTATTTGTATGGATCTACCATGAAGATACATAGTTTTCATCTCTGCATATCTATTACGAAAAGCATAAAACGAATCATAATTCAATAACCACGGATCAAGGAACTCACATTGACTAAACAAGTCTAAAGGATTTTTTGTAATAGGTGAACCTGTCATAATACGTCTGTACTTAGCATGCTTACCAAGGCTAATAATATTTTTAGTTCTTTTTGTTGTAGGTGTTTTAATAGTAGTAGATTCATCTATGGCCATTAAAGTTTTATGAGAACTTAAAAATTTAGATGCAAATTTAACACCCTTATCTGTAGACAAAGACTCTACATTCATAATTAAAATATGTAAGTCTTGTCCTATTTCAAATAATGATTCTAATTTTTCTCTTTGAGTTTTTGTTATATTTGATTGCCACAAAATATTTTTATATTCTATGTGGTTAGGTAAGTGTGTTGGCAGCTCTTGTTCATACCAAGTTTTAACAACACCCTTTGGTGCAATAATTAAAGCACCATCTACTTTACCTTTATCATAAAGCATAGCTAAATTATCTATTAGCACTTTTGTTTTTCCTGTACCCATTTCCATAAAATAAGCATAGGTTTCCTTATTCCATGATTTTTCTAACGCAGTTAATTGATGAGCGTAAGGCTTTGTTTTAAATTTATAATTCATTTTATTTTCTTCTTTCTGTATTGACTTCTATATAATCGATGCTATATATTTTGTCAATGTCAGAAAGTACGAAATATGAAAATTTAAAAAATAATTATACATCTACTGTATATGTTATTCAACACATTCCTGGAACACAAGCAGGCAATCCTAAAATTAATATTATGGGTGCGTCTCAATATGGACAGTTTAAATTTTTGTTACCAGAATTTTCTCAAATGATTTTTTCTCCTGGTCCACTTATTTATAAGTTGAGACAAGGACTTAAAGAATATAAAACTAGAGATTATTTATTACTTACAGGAGATCCTGCAATCATTGGTGTTGCATGCTCTATTGTATCTGATATTACTCACGGCAAATACAATGTGTTAAAGTGGGATAAGCAAGAAAGAAAATACTATCCAATAGAAATAAACTTATATGAAAGAGGAGAAATAGATGACAATTAATTTTGAAGAAGACCAACAAGATGCAATGAAAAAAACTGAAAATATTCAGTCTCTTGCAGATCAAGTTGAAAAGTTAGAATCTTTACATAAAAGATTAGAGCTACAAGAACAAAATACTAAAAATTTAAAATCAGAAATACAAAAAGTTTCTGGTGACATCATTCCAACTATGATGTCTGAAATGGGTCTTGCAGAATTAAAACTGCATGATGGATCACATTTAAAAGTTTCGACGACATATCGTGCTTCTATTACAGAGGCAAATAAAGAGATGGCGTTTAACTGGCTTCGGGACAATGGATTAGGTGATATTATTAAGAACGAGATCTTGGTATCATTTGGTCGTAACGAGGATAACAAGGCAGCAGATTATGCTGCTCTTGCGAAGGGTCAAGGGTTCCAACCGACACAAAAGATGAAGGTAGAACCCATGACCTTGAAAGCGCTAGTCCGTGAGCGTATTGAGGGAGGGAAACCTATACCAACGGAAATCTTCGGAATATTTTCGGAGAATAAAACAACAATAAAAAGGAACAAATAAACATGAACCAAGTAACAGAGAAAAAAGAAGGAGCATTAGCAGTCAACTTGTTTGAAGCTGATGCAAATCAAGGTGCTCAAAATATAGCGCAAGAAGATCTTGCGTTACCTTTCCTAAAAATTTTGGGACAACTATCTCCAGAGGTTAACAAAAGAGATGGTAAATATGTCGAGGGCGCTGAACCCGGCAAAATCATAAACACGGTTACTAATCAACTCTTCGATGAGGTCAACGTTGTACCATGTCATTATAAAAGACAGTACATCGAGTGGCAAGATCGAGGACAAAGCACTGGTGCACCTGTAGCAATACATGATGCAGATAGTGATATAATTAGTCAAACCACTAGGGACAAATCGTATAAGGATAGATTACCAAATGGTAACTATCTTGATAACACTGCTAGTCATTTTGTGTTGCAGCTAAGTGATACCCCTCAAAGTGCTTTGATTTCTATGAAGTCTACTCAACTTAAAGTAAGTAGAAAATGGAACTCAATGATGATGGGATTAAAAATGCAGGGTAAAAACGGTTTGTTTACTCCGCCTACATACAGTCACATTTATAAACTAAAAACTGTTCAAATGTCTAATGACAAAGGAACATGGTTTGGTTGGGATGTAGAAAAAGTTGGTCCTGTCACAGACAAAGGTATCTACGATATGGCTAAAAACTTTGCTTTAAGTGTAGGTAAGGGTGAGATCGAGGCAAAACATAGCTCAGAAGAACCTGCTAAACAAGGCTCTTCAAACTACTAGAATCCTAGGTAGTGGGCGGTTAAGCTAGCGTGGATCCGCCCACTTAAAAAAGCTATGGAAAATATTAGAAAGTTTATAGAAATATTTGAAGGATTAAATCGAGCCCATGGTGTCACTATTGTTGGTGAATCAAACGGTAATGGATCTAAAATAAAAGGTAAATCTTTTGTTAAAAGAGAAATTATAACCGATGAGCATTGGTCAAATCATTTACAAGGCTCACAGAGTTTAGGTGTTATACCAATCAATGATGATAACAAATGTAGATGGGGTTGTATAGATATAGACTCTTATGCAGGATTTGATCACGCAAAATTAATTAAAAAAATAAAAGAACTTAGTTTACCACTGTTAGTATTTAGATCTAAGTCAGGTGGTGCTCATGTATTTATATTTACAGAAGATTATGTATCAGCTGGTTTGATGCAAGATAAACTAAATGAAATTAGATCTGTATTAGGTTATGGTGGATCAGAAGTTTTTCCTAAACAAAGAGAATTAAAATCCAAAGATGATACAGGAAATTTTTTAAATTTACCATATTTTAATGGTGATAATACAGTAAGATATTGCTTTAATAATAATGCTGAGTCCGTTAATCTTCTAAACTTTTTTGAGTTGTATGAAACAACAAAAATTACCGAACAACAATTATCAGAGTTAAAAGTAAAAAGACCTGAAACACCTTACTCGGATGGACCACCATGTATAGAACTAATGATGCAAAACAGAGTGGGTGAAGGAGGTAGAAATAATGCCTTATTTCATTATGGTGTATATGCAAAATCTAAGTGGCCTGAAAATTGGAAGTCTAAGCTAGTAATATTTAATGAAGGTGCAATGGAACAACCATTATCTGACACTGAAGTAAATATAATTACTAAACAACATGATAAAAAAGATTGGGGCTATAAATGTAATGATCAACCAATGTGTAGTTTGTGTGATAAAAAATTATGTAAAACTAGAAAGTTTGGTATTGGTCAAGAGATAATGTTTCCTAGCTTAACTGATCTACAAGTTGTTAATTTAGAAGAGCCTTACTATTATATGAATGTAGATGGAGATAGACTATATCTAGACTCAGCAAAACATCTAACTAATCAAGTCTTGTTTCAAGAAGAATGTGTCAAGCAGCTTAGATTTAATCCACCAACACTTAAGACAAATGAATGGAAACAAAAGACAAATATTCTTCTAGAAGGTGCTGAGATAACGGAGCCTGCTGAAGGAACAGGGACTAAGGACATATTAAAAAATTACTTAGAAGACTACTGTTTAAATAGAGTCAAAAAGGATGACTTTGAAGATCTTAAAAACGGTGGGACATATACAAAAGATGAATATCATTACTTTGTATTTGACAATTTTTTTCATCAATATCTTACTCGTAGACATTGGAAGGTGCAGTATCAAAGAACATCACAAATGTTAAAAGATTACTTACATTGTTTTACCAAAAGAGTTGGTAAGACTAAGCTTTCTGTTTTTGTGGTAGCTAGATTTGATAAAAAAATACAAACATATAAACAAAAAACTTTTAACAAGGATAACTACTAATGAGAAAGATAATTTACGGACCACCAGGTACAGGCAAGACATACTATTTAATGAATGAACTAGAGAAGATTTTAGAAAAAGTTGAACCAAGTAAGATAGGATATTTTACTTTTTCTAGAAACGGTGCACAAGAAGGTAAAAATAGAGCTATGGATAAGTTTAATTTGACTGAGAAAGACTTACCCTACTTTAGAACTCTACACTCATTTTGTTTTAACATACTAGGTTTAAAAAAAGAAAACGTAATGCAAGAAAAAGATTACAAAGATCTAGGTAGAGATCTTCAGATAGAGTTTGAAGGTGTTAGGTATGACCATGATCATGAAGGTATACTACACTCTAAAGATCCATACATATCCTTAATTAGTTTAGCTAGAAACAAAAGAATATCTCCATTGGATCTCTATAATCAAAATGGTTACAGCTACAATCTTACGTATGATAAATTGGATATAATTAACAAAGAACTACATCAATACAAAAAACAAAAAGGATTAATTGACTATATTGATATGTTAGAAAAATTTTTAGACAAAGGAGAGAGTCCAAAGTTTGAAGTTATATTTATAGATGAAGCACAAGATTTAAGTTTAATACAATGGGATATCGTTAAAAAATTAGAGAAGAACTCTAAACGATCTATTATTGCAGGCGATGATGATCAAGCTATCTATAAATGGAATGGTGCAGATGCTGAAAGTTTTATAAATTTAGAGGGAGAAAAAGTTATATTGCAGCAGTCTTATAGGGTTCCCAAAAATATATTTAATGTAGCAAACAATATTATTAAAAAAGTTAAGAATAGAGTGGAAAAGAATTGGATACCTAAAGAAGATTTAGGAAAAGTTAATTATCATTGGGAGATAGATAAGGTAGATCTATCTAAAGGAGAATGGTTAATATTAGCTAGAACAAATTTATTTTTAGAAAAAATAGCCTACTACTTAGATCAAAATGGTTTCTTTTTTCAACGTAGAAACTCAACACCTAGAGTTCAAAACATATATTCCTTAATAGAAAATTGGAATAAATTAAAGGAAGGAACTCCTATACATTATAATGATTATAAAAAGATAACCAACAAGATGAGTAAGAATGTTGATTTAAAGTTAATGAAACATATGTCAAAAGAGAATTTTTATGACATAGATACTTTAAAAGAAAAACATGGTTTAAAAACAGATGATGAATGGTACATTGCTTTTGATGATTTGGGAGATGATGAGATTAGAAAAATACAGAAACTAATAAAAAATGGAGAAGATTTATCAAAAGATCCTAGGATTAAAATATCAACTATTCATGGGGTAAAAGGTAATGAAAGAGATAACGTAATTTTATTAACTGATTTGAGTAATGCAGCGTACTATAAATATTTAGATAATCCCGATGATGAACATAGATTGTTTTATGTAGGGGTTACTAGAGCTAAAAAAGAATTAAATATAATTTATGCAAAAACAGAAAGGGGTTATGACATCTAAAGATATATTCAATAAATCGTTTCCACAAGATAAGCAAATCGGAGGATCCCACTACAAAAATTTTACCATACAGCCCTATGAATTTATTTCAAAAAATGATTTATCTTTCTTTCAAGGATGTGTTGTGAAATATGTTTGTCGTTATTTAAACAAAAACGGTATACAAGACTTAGAAAAAATAATACACTATTGTGAATTAGAAATTAAAAAATTGAAAGATGGAAAGAAAACTAAAAGTTCTTGATTTATTTTCAGGCATAGGGGGATTTGCTTTAGGCTTAGACTCTACTGGATTTTTTGAAACTGTAAAATTTGTTGAGATGGACAAATATTGTCAGAAAGTTTTACAAAAAAACTTTCCTAACATACCAATCGAGGAGGATATAAAAAATGTCAAAGGAAAAGAATACGAAGCAGATGTCATTACTGGAGGATTTCCCTGTCAACCCTTCAGCGTTGCAGGAAAACAAAAAGGAACAAACGACAACCGCTATCTCTGGCCAGAAATGCTTAGACTCATTAGGGAAATCAAACCCGAATTCGTTATTGGGGAGAATGTGCAAGGACTTATTAACCTCCAAAACGGCGTGGTACTCAGACAGGTGCAAGACAACTTGGAAAGTGAAGGTTTCGAAGTCCAATGTTTCCTTATTCCAGCTTCAGGCATCGGTGCTTGGCACCAAAGATATAGAGTCTGGATTGTGGGCCACTCCCAACACAATGGATTACTTGCCGCCGAGAAGCGCTGCAGGGACGAAAAAGATTATGGAGGGTCACAGAAAGGGCAGAACGAAACCATCAAACCTACGAGAACAAGTGGATCCAGAAACTATGAAGATTTATCAAGACATGGGTCAAGTGGAGAAACATCTTCGATCAAAGAAACAATCGTTTCCAACACCGACAACATTCGATTCGAACGAGATCAACAAACCACGGAAACCACATCCGGGAGGAGGACAGAAGCCACCTCTCAATCAAGTGGTGAAGATGTATCCAACACCAACACAAGACTCAGCATCGGAGAGAACGAAGAAGTACAAACAAGGAGGGACACCGTTGACAGTAGCAGTTCAAGAAGAAGTGAAAATGTATCCAACACCAAATGCAACGAACATACATACACCTCAATCGGAGAGGGTGGAGCGAACAAAGTCTGGCGGTTTTATTCTAAGGAAGAAGAAAAAAACACATATGACTTACGGAGCAAGACTTCAAGATGCAATGGAATATCTAGAGAAGATGTACCCAACACCAACAGCGAGGGATTACAAGGACTTGGGTTATCAACCAACATGGAAACCGAGCAGGGATCAATCGGTTCCGAGAACAGTGTTGAAGAACAACAAACCTGGTGGCAA